CAGAACTTATAGAAAAAATTGCTGACAAAGAGGGTATGCGTGGTACTGCATGGGTTAGAAAAGTAGCGTATGAGGCTTTACAACGTGAATTTACTAGCTCAGAATATAAAATTGCTGAAGCCAAAGACGAGTTAATGTGGAGAGAATCTGTGCAAAGACGAATTGACGGAAGAAAGCAAAAAGACTAAACAATTTAAAAATGAAAAGAATAACATGGGTCGAGTGTCCGAACTGTAAAAAGTGCGGAGATCAAAAGGTGGTCCGATCTGAAAGAAACTCAAAATTTATAATCATTCGTAGAAGAGAGTGTTACGAGTGTGGACACAGATGGGAAACGATCCAATATCCTGAGATGACAGTTTCTAAGCAACAGGCAGCTTACGCTCGATGTGAGTGACGCTTTGTTATTTTTCTATACTTCAAGTGCATATAAAACTGCTCCATCCACCATCTAAGTTTATAAATTCCTGTGCTCTTTTTTGCCTTGGTTTGCAGTACAGCCAATGTTGCCTCTAGTTCTATTACTTTCATCATTGCTTTAGATAAAACTGCTTCAGCCCTGGCATGGTTTTTCATCATGTCTATGCAAAAAGCCTTTATTCTATCTATGTCTTCACAGGCCATTACTTCTCTACATCGAAGTTCTATAGCCAATTCAGCTTCGGGAGGTAGTTCCGTATGGATCATTTTCATAAAGCCGTTATCTTTCATATTATTGAAGATTTGTTGTAGAGCCTGGGAACATCCTGGACTCAATAAAAGCAACTGCTTGATCGTCTATTGAGTTATCTGTTTGTTTGGCTATTGCCTTTAACAGATCCACAATTAACCTCTTCATTGCTTTGGATTTTATGAATACAAGAAGAATAGGTTTTAGAATTTTTACCATCGTTTTTATGCGTTACTTTCCAAACATAGCTCTTTTGCTAGTATTAGACAAGAATCTTTACTTTTATGGCTGAAGAGAAAGAGGAAAAGGAAGGCATCGAATGGGGTGAACTCTTTGGTCACGCTATCCGATTTATGATTTTGACCTGGAGTTTATCAATGATGACTCTTGGATACATGGGTAAGGTAAGGATTGATGGAGCGTTCACGGCAGGCTTAGTTTCGGGAGTGCTCGGAAGCTATGGAATTAGTGTAGGACAGAAGAAAAGTGGCACAGGTAACAACAATGGTCCTAAAATAGTAGATAATAGTAAAAACAATGTAGGTATCAAATGAGAAAACTATTTGCTCTACTCTTATTTCTACCGTCTGCTGCTTTTGCTGACATAAAACAAGAGTTTGTTACTTCAGCACAAATTACAGTTGATATGCCTTATGTAGTAACTAATAAAGTAGGAACTACATATAGTCTTAGCGGAAATAATATTACACCATCTGTAACTGTGGGAGATACTACAACAGCAGGAAAAATTGGAGGGATCAATGTTGGCTCATTAACTAATGGCGTTCCAGCGATGATTCAGACAGATACTACAGTAACTACTAGCGGTTCAGCGTTTTCCAAGACGGAATCGGTAATTATGGGTGACGCTACACCATCTGCTGTAACTCCTAGTTCGGGTATTGCAGCATTACCAGTATTAGGTGGACAGACTACTATTGGATCAGGTGGTACTGCTGGATCTCTTGCACTAACTTCATTGAGTTCTGGGATTCATACTTGCACGGCTGGAGGCAGTGGTACTAGCTGTATTGGGTCTACTAAAGTGACAATCACAATAGATTGAGTAGACTTT